TCCCTGGATTTGATGAAGCGCTTACCGTCCGGGGATTTCTCGCCGTAGGCCTTGAGGATGATGTCCTTGAACATCTCGATGATACGCTTGCTGTCCTGTTCGGCGACGATCTTCTCCAGCTTCTTCTGCATGCCGCCGGTCGTGCCGAGTTCCATCTCGGTGACCTCGGCCTTGGAGAGATTGAAGTAGAAGTCCTCGGTACGGGAATTTCCGTCGTAATCGACGTAGGTCATAGTTTTCTTTAACATTGTTTTTCTCCTTTTTTAAATCAAATGAAAAGGGGCTCCCGTATTTCAGAGAGCCCCAGTAGGGTCAGGAAGCTTTTAAGGCTTCGTGCTGGTGAAGGTCCAGGTGGTGTTCGTGCCGGCCGGGAAATAGTATCCGGTATCGGGTTCGGCGGTGACAACAACGGAAACGCCACCGGAGAGTGCGGCCATCGGGCCGGCAACGGTCTCTACGCCGTTGACATAGTAGATGACCCCAACCTTGGTCGGGATCGTCAGGACGCCAGTCGCGGCGACAAAGCTCGGGTCAGTCGGAACAGCGGAGTCGCCCAGCATCAGGGACGCGACCTCATCAGGAAGCGGCAGGCGGGGTGCCACGCCGGTTGTCCCGTATAGGATCAGCTCAAGCGCGGCCAGCTTCGCGGCGTTGACCTTGGTGGAATCGATCACGATGGTGGCCGTTGGCCTCTTGCCGGTGACAACGATGGGGGTAGTGACCAGTTCCCAGGAGAAAGTGATTGCATCCGGGGAGTCATTGATGGTGGCGTAGGCCTTCTCGGAAGGGGAGGCCGTCGCGTTGTAGATGATGTGCAGCTTATAGCCGTCATCGCCTTCGGAATAGGTGTCGTTGCCGACGGTGGTGCGGTAGGCAAAGCCAAACGGCTGCCTCCGCTGCTGGCCGATGAGCACCCCTGCCGCGAGCTCCGCGGAGCCGTCGCAGGGCGCGAACTCATCAGGGTAGGTATACGCCTCGATCGTGGCGCCAAAGGTCTCGGCGGCACGGATGGACGCATATTTCAGGTTATCGGCCCAGAAATCACTCGGCTCAGCGCCACCGGGGCTTTCAGTCACGGCGGTCAGGCCGCTCCAGGCCACGCCGAGGGGGTATTCGCCGGCTGCGTTCTGCGGGAACAATACGCCGCGGTCCACGCCGGTCTCATAGATACGATCTCCAATTTGGTCCCAAACAAGAGCTGACATTGATAGGTCCTCCTTTAATAATAGATGTTAAATACGTCGTGGTGCAGCCTGTCTGAAGTAAAATGCCGGTCAAACCGGCACATCGGAAGTTTTGCAATCTTGTCCGAAATCAGACTGTCTGCGTTTTTGTCGATCACAGTTACCGTATACTGTTTATGGTTTACATAGGGTTTGCTGTCCGCGAAGAGGGTACTGATCCGGCTTCGCTCATAAACGATACAAGGGTATACCATTTTGAAATTCTCTGGCGGTTGGTAGTACACATGCCGTCCCGCCTCTTCAATAATCTCGGCCTCAAGATTGT